ATGGGATTGATCGGGGCACCGACCTACCCGATGCTGCGCGATGCAACGGCCGCGGCGTTGCTGGAGACGCTGGGCCGGAATGAAATACCGCATGAGGTAAATAAGGCGGAGAACTTTGTGGTGTTGCGCACGATCCGATCGAAGATCCTGTTTCGCGCTGTAGAAGACTTCGAGCGTTTACGCGGCAGCAATCTTGCGTGGTTTGGGCTGGACGAGCTTACCTACACCTCTGAAGAGGCGTGGATGCGGTTGGAAGGGCGCCTTCGGGATCCCAAAGCGAACCGGCTCTGTGGTTTTGCAGTGTGGACGCCTAAAGGCTACGACTGGGTGTATGAGCGATTTATCGAGTCGTCGATTTCGGGTTACGAAACGGTGGTGGCCAGTCCATTTGAAAACAGACATCTGCTGGAGCAGGTTCCCGATTATTACGACCGGCTGAAACGCAGCTACGACGAACGGTTTTATCAACAAGAAGTCTTGGGCGAGTATCTGAATCTCCACGCGGGGCGCGTATATCACGCGTTCCAGCGTACAGAAAACATCAGCAAGCAACTGGTGGATCCACGAGTGCCCTTGGAATGGGCGCTGGATTTTAACTTCGACCCGATGTCCTCTGTGGTTGCGCAGGTGATCGGGAATGAAGTGAGGGTAGTGGACGAGATTGTGCTCAGGCGAGCCACTACATTGCAGGCCTGCGAAGAGTTCGCAAGAAGATTTCCGCCGCATCCATCAGGTTTGACGGTTTATGCCGATGCGAGCGGTCAGCAGATGCATACCGCGGGCGGCTCCGATTTGGGAACGCTTAAAGAGTTCTTTCGAAGCGGGGAATACGGCGTGGTCAAGTTTGATATTCCGCGGTCGAATCCGGCCGTGCGGGAGCGGGTTCTGCTGGTGAATTCGCGGCTCTGCCCGGCGGAGGGGAAGCGGATGCTGATGGTGGATCCGAAGTGCATGGAACTGATTCGAGACTTTGAACAGGTGGCGTATAAGGAGAACAGCCAGGTGATCGATAAAGAGCGAGATCCGCAGCGGACACACCTTTCGGACGCGGTGGGCTACCTGTTGTGGCAGAAATTCGGAACCAGACGAACCATTGGCGAACAGAATCGAAGGCTGCTGTAACCGCGAAAAAGGGAGACACCGTGTTTGATATCGATCGTGAACATCCGGAATACATCGCGCGCAAGAGGGTGTGGAAGAAGTACCGCGACCTCTACGTGGGGGGCGAGCAGTTTAGAAACTGCGCGCAGGAGTATCTTATCCGCCGGCAGAGAGAGCCGGGCGACGTTTACCTGGAACGTTTGAGCCGGGTATTTTACGAGAACTATATCGGGTCGATTGTGGATTGGTATGCGGCCACACTGTTCGGGGAGGAACCCGTCCTGGTGTTTGAGGGCAAGAACGAAGGCGGCAAGCAGTTCTTTTCTGCCTTGGTGGACGATGTGGATCGCAAAGGAAGCAGTCTGGCAGATTTTTTCCGCAGGCAGTTCACGGAGTCTCTGGTGACGGGAAACAGCTTCGTGCTGGTGGACTTCCCACGGCTGGCTGGCCGTGTGGAAACGCGAGGCGAGGAGGACGCGATCGGCGCGTCTCGGGCGTACTTAGTCGAGTACTCGCCGGAGGACCTCATCAACTGGAGCATGGACGAGAAGGGGAATTTCGAGTGGGTTGTGCTGCGGACGAAATCCATTCGAAAGGATCGCGTGGAGGATGCGGATTGGCGAGTAGAGCCGCGGTGGTCGTACTACGACAAGCAGAATTACCGAATCTATTGCGAGTCGCGGGAGGGCGGCGGCGCCGGAACACGCACGCTGGTGGACGAGGGACGGCACGGATTGGCGAAGTTGGAGCAGGTTCCACTGTTCGGATTGCGCATTCCGGAAGGGTTGTGGATGCTTAACCGGTCTGGTCCTCTACAACTTGAGCATTTCAACAAATCGAATGGGCTCTCCTGGGCGATGACAATGGGCTTGTTCGCGATGCCTGTCGTCTACTCTGAACGTGACTGGAGCCAGATCCTCGGCGAGAGTTACTACATTCAGATGGGTCCTCAGGACCGGTTTGGATGGACGGAACCGGAAGGAAAAGTCTTTCAGATTGCCCAGGACAACCTGGAGAGTCTGCAGGAAGAGATTTACCGGGTTTGTTACCTGGCGCAGGCAGGAGGATCGCTTAGCGGCGGGGCGCGTCAATCCGCGCTCAGTAAGCAGATCGATTTCTCGATCACGCAGGAAGTGCTCCGAGCCTACGGAGACGCAGTGAAAGAGCAGATACGAAGAGTTCTGAAGGCTATCGAGGGGGCCCGAGAGGACGGTGTGAGCATCAGCGTGACCGGAATGGACGAATTCGACATTGCGGACTTGGGGACGGAGTTAGACGACGCGAAGGCGCTGCTGGCCCTTGGAGTGGAGTCACCAACGCTGAAGAAAGAGATGTTCAAGAAATTGGCATTGAAATTTTTGTGTGATTCCCGACAGGACGTTAAAGACAAAGTCGCCGCGGAGATCGAGGCGAGCTAAAGGAGACAAAAGATGGCGGACGAACCAAACGATATTCGGGGACTGATGCAGTCAGTGGTGCAGGAGTTCATCAAGGCGGAGCACTTACGATCCGAGCCGGCGTACAAGACGGAGTTGCAGGAAGAAAAACGGCGCAGGGAAACGCTGGAGCAGCGGGTGAACGAACTGGTGGCGGAAAACGAACGCGCACGGGCTAAGGCGGAAGAAGCAGAGCGGAGCTCGACGATTCGGGCGGAGCTCCAGAAACTGGGTGTGGCCAAGGTGGAGCTTGCCTACAAGGCCGTGCGCGACGAGATTGTACGAGGAGACGACGGCAGACTTCAGGCTCAGGATGGCGCGGACTACCGCGAGTATCTGCACCGATTTGTGGGTGATAATCCCGAACTGCTGCCCGCGCGTTTGACCGGCGGGTCGGGTGCGACGTCCAGCCAGCGCAATGCGTCCGCATCAGCTCCAGTGGATTTGGACAAGATTCGTCCGGGGATGAACGCGGACGAGTTAGAGCGGGCTCGCCAGGAAGTGGCGCGCGTGGCATCGCAGACGCTTCGCGGCTATTAGACGCGGGGTTGTTTTGATCTCCCAAGTATCGATCTCCCAAGTAACAGCCGCCAAACGGAGCGCGGAGACATAGTTACTTGGTTGCCATGAGGGTGCGATCGCACCCTTTGCTCCATCCAGAAACGCGCACGATCAACCGCCGCGGCCGCGTCTTCTGGTTCCACAGCGTGGCCGCGGCTGTAGAGCAGACGGAAGAAGTCCGTCGATTTTCATAAGGAGAAAAATGCCAGCAATTACCTCAGCAAATGTGGCGAATGCCATAGTCAAACTGGTAGCCGCGGACGCGCTGCCTGCCCTGATGGGGAACCTCGTCATGGGTAACCTTGTCAATCGCGATTACGAGCCTGCCTTGGCGCAAGCGGGCGACACGATCAACGTGCCTATCCCCCCGACCCTGGTAGCCAACAACATCGCGGAAGGCGGGACCGTGCAGACCCAGAACCCGTCGATCGGTAATGCGCAAATTGTTTTGAATACTCACGCCGAGGCGACCTTCCAGATTCCCGACGTGACCAAGGTTCTGGCGGTGCCGGACCTGTTGAAGCTGTATATGCAGCCAGCCGTCGTCGCCTTGGCCGAGAGCATCGAAGCGAGCCTTCTAAGCCTGTATCCGGCGTTCACAACGAACACTCCGGTTGGGACAGCTGGCACGGCGATCACGGAAGCAACGGTGGACGCCGCGGAAACAGCGCTGTTCAACGCGAAGATGCCTTCGAGTGCGGCCAAGTATCTGGTGGTTGATTCGGCCACTTATTCCGCGCTGCGCCAGATTCCTCGCTTCAGTGAATTCCAAACGGCCGGCGAAGCAGGACTGCGGGCCCTGATCGACGGCGCGGTCGGTAAGATGAAGGACTTCTATATCTTCCGATCCCAGTTTGTCGCTCATACCGGTAGTAGCCCTGTGGCAACACATAATCTGGCGTTCGGTAAGAATGCGATCGGATTGGTGGTTCGCCGCCTGCCGCAGCCTCTTCCGGGAACCGGCGCGATTGCAGAATACGCTGAGCTTGGCAATTTCGGCATGCGCGTCACCATGAGCTACCAGCCGAATACTCTGGCGCAGCAGTTGACGGTCGATGTGCTGTATGGCGTCGGCGTGTTGCGGAACGGTTTCGCCGTGCAGGTAAACAGCTAGTCTGTTTTGCCAGCGTTCCCGTGATGGCGTTTCTTGCGCCCAAGGGCGGGCCTTTGACGGCCCGCCCATTTCATTTATGGAAGAGAGTGGCTATGGATTTGCGTGTCTATTATCAAAAACTCCGAAAGATTGAAAGCGAGATTGAAGATGAGTTTCCTGTGGTGATCAGCCGGGAAACACCGGATGGGGGGAAGCAAGGGCTGAAGACGCAAGTGTCACGAAGCATTGCCGCCCGGCTTATTGCCGATGGCAAGGCGGACCTGGCTACGGCGGACGAAGCGGCGCAGTTCCGGGCGCACCTTGCCGATCAGTGGAAGGCGGCTCAGGAAGAAGAGTCCACTCCGATCACGTCTATCAAACCGGTGCGCAGCACTCGAGCGACGAAAAGATCGTAGAGGCAAGAACACAATGCTGCTCACGGACGGTTTTCCGAACGATACAGAGTCGTTGCGGGTGTACGAGTCGGGCGTGCTGGACGTCGCGAATATGGAGTCGATCGATCTGGTTGTCAAGCTCCGCCTAGCGCTGGATGAGATCTCCGAAGACGTCCTCGACATCCTATTGAGCCATTCGACGGATATGGTGGCGATGCTTCGCCGGACCAAGGGGGTCTCCGACGTAGTGGTGAGCCCACAAATGAAGCGATGGCATGCGTTACACACGTTGGAGGTGTTCTACCGGGACGCGTTCAACAACCAACTAAACGATCGCTATCAGGTAAAGGCTCTGGAGTACCAGGAACTTTCGCGCGCGGCTCGCCAGCATACGGTGCGGTTTGGGATCGGGCTTGTGAACAACCCTATTCCGCGTGCTGATGGACCGCACGTTACCTTCACTTTCGGATTGTCCTCGGCGGCTTCCTATTACATCCAGGTGAGTTGGGTTTCTTCCACAGGCCAGGAAGGTGCTCCCAGCGTGTTGATGGCTTTTGATGGCGCCTCCAATCAGGTTCCCGTGATTGAGGCAGTGAATCCACCGGCGGGGGCGGCGGGCTTCAATGTTTACGCTGGTCTGACACCGACGGGCTTGGCACTGCAGAATTCTTCCCCAGTGGCCGTGGGCGGATCGTTCACTTTGAACGAGACCGGCCCGGTAAGTGGAAACGCGCCAGGTTCTGGGCAGGTCCCCGATTCGTATGTAACGGGCGGCTCAAGCTTTACAAGAGGATAAGCGTAACGGAGTGAATCGACGATGGCACAGACAGGCAGCATCGCAGTACAAATGATGGTCGGCTTTTTGTCGGCGGCAGACAATGGCGTCAACGCGGGGGTCAGCCAGCTTGCTAACGATTCCGGCGTAGCACTAGCGCCGCTGCCCCCAGCGCACATCGTGAATCAGAATGTCGCGTTTGATCTAACCGAGCGGGCCAAGATCGTTAAGTATCCAGTGATCCACGTGTATGTAGATCGCGTGCGCAACCAACTCACGGAAAAGTTCCGGACCTTTTCCGGCAAAGCCCGGACGGTGGCGGAGGTAAGAGTGTCGCAAGATCGCATTGACGGACTGGAAGAGCAACTACGGCTATACGTAGACGTCGTTACCGGAGTTTTGGATGCAAACAGGGGGAGTTGGGGGGACGGCGCATTCTTCGCGGGTGGATATGAGGTTGCTTATGAGCCGGTTGAGCACGGCGGGAAGAATTTCATACAGATCGCGAAAGTAAGTTTTGACGTAGATCTATCCAAGTAACAAAGCGGCCAAGTAACAAAGCGGCCAAGTAACAAAGCGGCCAAGTAACAAAGCGGCCAAGTAACAAAGCGGCCAAGTAACGAACCGGCTTAATTGCGAACCGGAAAAAGAAAAGAGAAAGAGGTGGGCGGGGATTCCTTATGTGCTACATTTCGTCCAATAATAATCGCGTTTATGTGGGGTTGGAGAGCTCCTACGGCGGCGTGCCAGTAGTGACTGCGCGAAATCGCATTCCTCTGGTGAGGCTCGGCGCGAAGCAAGTACCCGAGCAAACCAGCCGCCGCGATAAGACCGGCAGCCGAACTTTCGTAGGACTGCCGAACCAAATCCGAAAGAAGACCAACTTTCAACTAGACACATTCATGACGGAGTGGGTGGATCAGACGCAGCCCCCAAGCCACGGGCCGCTATTTCAGGCGGCTATGGGCGCAGCACCGGTCATCTTTGCGGGTGGCACAGTGGCGTTGATCACGAACCAAACGTCGATTCAATTCACGGCTCCTCCTGGCTTGAGCGTTGGCCAGGGAGTGAGCTTTGGGGGCGAGATGCGATTCGTGGCAGCGATTGCGGACACTTCGACCGTGATTGTGAACGCGCCATTCACGGCACTTACAGCGGGTGGAGTTCTTGGGACGACCATCACTTACTCATTAGCTGCGGACGTGGGCAGCGTAAGTATTTTCGACTACTGGGATCCAGCCACGGTGGTGCAAAGAATTGTAAACGGCGCCGCGATGAATACGATGCAAATCAAGGTCAACGGCGATTTTCAGGAATTTGTTTTCGCCGGTCCGTCACAAGACCTGCTGGATACGACGAGCTTTACAAGCGGCCAGGGTGGATTGACGTCGTTTCCGGCGGAACCTGCCGATACGGGCTTTGATTACACCATCGTCCCCGGACACCTTGGGCAGGTATGGATGGGTGCGATTCCCACTAAGTTCCTAACGCTTACACAGGCGGAACTTCAGCTCGACAACGGAATCGACTTGCGGATGAAGGAATTCGGGAGTGACTTTGCCCGGTGCATCGCCGGCGGACTGCGCAATGTATCTCTGAATTTCGAGATCTTTGAACAGGATGACGATCAGACGAAGGCCCTCTACCAAGCGGCGCGTCAAAGATCGCCCATTAGCGTGATGCTGCAGCTTGGAGAACAGTCCGGGCAGCTATTCGGTGCGTACCTGCCGGCCATGGTCCCGGCGGTGCCTGAGTTTGACGATGGACAGACAAGACTGCAATGGAAGTTTCAGAATTCCCGCGCTCAAGGATCAGTCAATGATGAACTCCACATCGCATTCGGTTAAGAGCCGGCAGCACGAAAGTCTGCTTTGGTTTGAGGCCGAGACACAAAAGGGAGTCCGATTCCGGATCCGGAGAGTATCGTTAGGTCGAAGAATCGAACTGGCACGGCGGCTCCGTGAGATCGGCCGAAAGATTGAGTTTCTCCAGGCCAGTGGCACGCCGGGAGAGCAGATCGAGGCAACCGTGTTGAAGGGCGAGATTGACCGGACGTATCTGGAATGGGGCCTGGATCAGCTTGAGGGGCTTGAGATAGACGGCGAAGCAGCGACGCCGGAATCGCTCATTGAACGAGGCCCTTTGGATTTGGCGGAAGAAGTTCTGGGACGGATCAAAGCTGAGTGCGGATTGAACCATGCCGAAAGAAAAAACTGATTGTCGCATTCCATTTTTTGCGATCCGAGCAAGCCGGGTGGACATGCGAGCAGTGCAGACGGCAGGGTTTGGAGAAAAAGCGCCGGTGTGGGTTTCTACCCGAGCACGAACGAGGACCCGAAAGGCTAGTGTGGATGCGCGGGAATGTAACGGCGCAAGAATGTCCCAAGTCCTTTGTGACGCCGCAGAGCATTGAGTGTGTGGAGACTTTCTTTGCGTCCAAGTACTTCGGCGCTCCGATGGCCGAGGACATTGACGCACGAGATGCCGATGCGTTTCTAGTTTTAGAGCAGGAATGGACAACAGAAAAGACAAATGCCCAACAGTAACGACAATTCGAAAGCTCTGCTTCCGTCGGCGTTATTCGGAACATCCGGGACGGTGCAATCCGTTCTAGGCGAGGCCAGTCTCGCGGCCGGCGGTACGGCGGACGCCGCCTCCAGTCAAGTCACGGAGACGCTGAATCAATTAAATCAGCAACTGCAACAACTCCAAACGGTAGGGCAAGCGCAAACTCAGGCGACTACGGACAACACTCAGGCGGTAGCGCAGAACACGACGCAGCAATCGCAAGGCGGACGGTCAACTCTGAGCACGGTCGGGGAAGCTTTATCCAGCACGCTTGGAATTGGCTCAGCACTAAGTCCGCTAATCTCCGGGATCGTATCGCTTTTTGGCGGAGGGAGTTCGAGCCAGCCCGCGGCCCTTACGCAATACATTCCACCGAACAAAGTGAACGTGAGTGCCGGCATCAGCGGTTCAGATCCGGGGCAGGCCTTCGGGGTTGATTCCGCGCAGGGCGGTCAGCCACGGCCGGTGAGCTCAAGTGTGGCGCAGTCCAACTCCGCACAGATTACCGTGCAGGTGCAGGCATTAGACAGCCAGTCGTTTCTCGATCACAGCAACGATATCGCGCTCGCTGTGCGGCAGGCAATGCTCGAATCAAGTGTTCTTAACGATGTCATCCGGGAGATTTAAATGGCGGACTTCCCGAAACTGAAGACAGGTGTGGTGGCGCAATATCCGTCGGATCGATCCCAGCAATGCTTCACCAGTGTGTATCGGTTCATCGATGGCCTGGAGCAAAGATATCGGACAGGGACGACACCTTTGAAGCGCTGGGTGATTCGGTTCGACTTGCTAGACGAAGCCGAACTGAACGCGGTCGAGACGTTTTTCTTAAGCCAGGCGGGGCGGTTTGGAAGCTTTTCCTTCACCGATCCTTGGGACAACACGATCTACGCGAGCTGCAGCTTTGACGATGATGATCTGGCGCTGGATTTCAGTGATTTGAGCCGCGGCGTGACATTGGTCACGGTCAAGGAGAACCGTTAAATGCTTGTGTTTCCACAACTGGTGACAGGCGCTTCGAGTATCTATCCGCTGAAGAAGCAGCACACGGCGCGGACGGTAGTCAATGTTCTGGGCGACGGCCAGAAGATCGTCTACCAAGATTCAAGTGCGGCGATTGTCCAGTGGGAGTTGCAGCTTAAGAGTCTGACCCGGGCCGAGGCAGATGCAATTGAGGTCTTGTTTACCGCGGTCTCAGGGCAATGGGGATTGTTCACTTTCCTCGACCCGGCTGGAAATCTGTTGGCATTCAGCGAGGAGTTTGGGAATACGGTTTGGACGAATGACCCTCTGATTCAGCTAACCGCTGGGATCGACGACCCTTTTGGCGGGAATGGAGCGTCTCGGGCCGTAAATGATGGCGAGGCGTCGCAAATGGTCGCCCAGGTTCTTGACGTTCCGGGGAAGTTTCAATATTCGATCAGCGTTTGGGCTCGCACGCAAAGCGAATCTACTGCGGCGCTGACTGCGCTGACTGCGGGCGCGAGCGTGAGCTCACCGATCCAGCTTGGCAGCACATGGAAACGATTCAGCATTACGATCGACCTGGCACAGCCGACCGATAGCGTGACGTTTGGCATCGCGTTGGACGCGGGCGCTTCTGTCGACCTCTTCGGGATGCAGGTGGATGCACAGATCGGCCCATCGGACTACAAGCGGACCGGAGCGGGAGGCGGCGTATATTCGCGTGCTCGGTTCGCTTCGGATTCCGTGACGATCAAGGCGCAGGGAACCGATGTTTACGACGCCGTTGTGAGGATTCTCGCGACGGAGAACTGAATAAAGAAGTCAGGAGACAGAAGTCAGGAGACAGTAGCGCTGTATTTATCACCATGCCGACCATTGACCAACTCAAAGAGCAAGAAGCAACGCTTGCGCCTGTCTTCCTGTTCGACTGTGTCTTGCAGTCAGGATCCACGGAGCGCTGGAGCACTCACGCCGTTACTTTCGAAAGCAGTGATTATGCAGCACGGTTGATACGACACAACCTCTTTGAGCTGCGCGCGTCCTCTGATGATGGCCTGGACAGTACCGCGAAAATCAGTGTCACTGTTGCCAACGCGGATTCCCGCTTCTCGCAGATCGAGCGTGAGACGGGTTTTAAGGGTGGGCAACTGACCATTCGGCTGGTCTTTTTCGACTTTGGGACGAATCTGGCTGTTTCGGAAGCGAGGGTTTTGTTCCGAGGCGTGGGAAACTCGGCGGACGAGATCACCGAATCTACATTTCGGGTGACGTTCAGCAATCGCTTTAACCTCCAGCGCATTGTGCTGCCTGAAGTGCGGATCGAGCGGCGGTGCCCCTGGTCATTTCCGGCGACGGTGGATCAGAGGGCAGAGGCCGTTACGGGAGGAGCGAAGGGATCATATTCGGCCCTTTACCGCTGCGGTTATTCGCCGGACCAGACGGGTGGAGTTGGGAATTTGAATAGCGGCGCGCCGTTTACGACGTGCGACTTCACCCGGGCGAATTGCGAAGCTCGCGGGATGTTCGATCAGGACGATTCGGCCCGCATAACGAGGCGGTTTGGTGGTTTTGAATTCGTGCCGGCACAGATACAAGTAAGGAGCTTCGGTGAGAGCGGAACTCACCTGTCGCCACTGGTCGACAATCTCGCGCTGTATAACAACTTTGTACCGCTGGTGTATGGAACGGCCTGGTTTCAGCCGCCCGTAGTTTTCGCGCGGAATGACGGAAACCTTACCCGGATGGAAGTACTGCTGGGGATGGGCGAGATCGACAGCATTATCACGGTGCTCGTCAATAGTATCGAGATTGGTGAAGGCGTTAGCGGCACGGATATGAGTTCCACCGGCTGGTACAACATCGTAACGCCGGGCACGAGGTCGGGCGGCTTTGATTTGAACTTTACCGATTCGTCGGGAAATCCTCTCGGGGATCCCTATGGAAGCATGGCGATTCTGAGCGTGGTGGTCCCGAACCGGATCAGCAACGGACAATCTCTTCCAACCGTGCAGGTCCTGGTTCGCGGGCTGAAGCTGGAAAGCTTCGATAATAGCGGCACGTCGCTCGGCACGGCTTTTACGAACAATCCCGCCTGGGTAGTTCTGGACGTGTTACGCCGAATGGGGTGGCGGACCAGTGACATCAATCTGCCCAGTTTTGCGAGTGCGGCAGACTATTGCTCGGCTCCACTTACGACCACCGATCTTTACGGCAATCCAGCATCCATCTCGCGGTTTGAGTGCAACCTTGTGGTGAGCAACAGGAGCAGCGGGGCAGAATTACTTCGGGGGATTCGCAGCGCGTCCTCATTGATGTTGACTTATGACGCTTCGGGGCTCTTGCTGCTGCGGGTCGAAAACAGTATCGCACTTCAACAACCGGATAAACCAGCGGGATCTAACAGTAGTGACCAGTTGAACGGCGGGTGGCCCGCGTACGAATTTAGCGACAGCTCCGGGGCTTTTTCGGGCATTCTTCGTAAGCCTACGGGTGAGCCCAGCATCCGGCTTTATTCGAAGAGCGCCGCGGACGCCACCAATCAGTTGACTGTTGAGTTCCAGGACAAGTTTAACGACTATCAACAGGACAGCCTCTCGCTAGTCGATGTTGACGATTCAACGTTGACCGGCCGGGTGGTTTCGGCCTCTTCTACTTCTCTCGGTCTGACGAATTTCGATCAGGCAACGCGGGCGCTCCAACTGCAACTCGCCAAGTTGATTCGCGGAAATACTTTCGTCGAACTTCAGACGACTGTGCGTGGTGTTGATCTTTTGCCGGGAGATATTATCGCTGTCACCTATTTGAAGGAAGGTTTCGAGCGGCAGCCATTTCGGATCGTCAGCCTGGCTCCCGGTCAGAATTATGAATCGGTTCTGATTACAGGCCAGTGGCACGATGATGACTGGTACACCAGTGGTTCCGCTAGCGCCTCGGGAGGAAGGCGGACCGACGGGGCCGATGTGGGGTTGCCTCTCCCGCTCATTGGAAGCACGCTGGACACCGATGGCGTGGATCAATTTGGGATCACCGAAACGGACACACCGTTGAGCGACGGGACAACTTCGGTGGTTCTAACGGTTGCGTTTGTTGCACCTGCGCTGGTAGCTGCATCTGGTGTTCAGATTCCCCTGGTCGGGTTGAATCCGCCAATCGCTACGACGGGCGGCACGCTCATGGGCGGACAAATCGTCTACTACGCTGTGAGCGCATTGGATGCAGACGGGGCCGAGACGGCGCTTTCGTTCACTATCGCGGCTCGGATCCCATCGGGAACTGAGACCAGTGCAGTGACCTTAAACGGGCTAAGTTTCTCCCCCGGCACATCTGGCATGAACGTCTATCGAGGTCCGAACCCCTATCAATTACTTCGGGTGGGTCACAACGTGCCTGTGGCGACGACTTTCCTGGACGACGGCATAGTCGCTGAATTGGAAGGGCCTCCGGACGCAAACTTTGACCATGCCAACTTCTACTGGCGGCTGGAACTGCAACCGGAGGTCGCGGCCAACATTCATACGCCGACCAGCATCGGCAACACCACATTGGGGATGTTGGCAGATGACTTTAAAGGTGCCCTTGCCCGGATTGTGAGCGGCACGGGCGAGGGGCAAGAGCGGGCTATCGTGACGAATGACGCGACGACCCTCACGCTTACTTCGCCGTGGACGATTCTGCCGGATTCAACGAGCCAGTTCGTGGTCGCCGACACAACATGGAAGTTTGGCGGACTAAGCTCGATCAGTCCGGCGCAGATTCAAGTGCCGGATCAGCCTGGCACCACGGTGGAGATTTCGGGCCGCTCAGCCAATGCGTTGAACCAGGAAAGTCCCGCGGATTTGAATCCCTTCAAGCGCTGGCAGATAAGCGGGGGCAATGGGGGCGGGGTGGACACTGATGTTCCACCCGCGCCGGTGTTTGGACTAAATCCTGTGGGTAAAGGGACCATTGAACTCCTGGGAATTAGTTTCACATCGTTCACGAATACGCGAACGATTGTTGCAGGAACACTGTCGTTGTTTTTCTGGAGCGAACTGAGCAGCCCAAGCGCGTTTTGGATTGCAGCGGACATCAGTGACACGGACACAACCATCACACTGAACTCAAGTGGAAGTGGCGTCGTGGGCGGGGTAATCCAGATTGAGAGCGAAGTGCTGCAAATTACGCAGGTGCTGGGTGGGGGAGCGCAATATCACGTGTCGCGGGGAGTGCTGGGAAGCAGCGCCGCGGCTCACGCGGCAACCGCTTTGATCTATCACTTGTCACAGAGTGTCACCATTGTTCCCTTTGTCAAGGGCTTTTTCGGAAGCGCGGCCAAAGGGAGTTATAGCCATCAGATCTACTTACCGAATGTTCGGGTGGCGGCTGCGGAATTCTTTATGACGAATTCCATTGGGAGTGGCGACCTCGCGTACGGAACCTTTAGTGGACTGGTGGACGACGGAATCCGGACGCTCTCCGGTGGTCAGATTTCTATTCAAGTGGAAGGCTACCTTGCCATTGAGACAGATGCCGCACCGGCGCTGGTGATCGAAGACGCGCACGCGGCACGAGATATCTTCGCGGTGGTAACCGAGGCTCCCTCCGGTGGTGACGTTGAACTCACGCTGCGAATGGGTAGCAGCCCTTACGTGACGTTGACGATTGCGGATGGCGCGATTGTTTCCAATACCGTGAGTGGGTTTGGACTGCCGCCACTGGCTTCGGGCGACCGGTTGGCGCTTGATATTACCGCTGTCCCGACTGCGACCGGGACGCTTCCGGGCCGGGACCTGACGGTTACGATCCGACTGTAAATAAACCATGTCTACCCTTGAAAAACTTACGCCCAATCGCGATCTCCAATGTTTTTTCTTTGAGCCATCCGCAATAGCGGCTCTCAGTAGCACGTCGGATAGCGGATTCACCGTCTCGGGAACCTGGCGGCAGCAGTTTGACTGGGCCGTCATTGAGTGGAATCGGGACAACGTTTATGAACATCCTTTGTTTCGCAATTTGCCCGATGGCGATTTGAGCGGGCTTACGCTTACCTACGAAGAAGCCCGGACCAACTGCATCCCAATGGACTCGGATTTGTTTCCTACGGCGGATTGGCCGTATTTACGGGTATGGGCGGGAGACAACGGGGCCGAGGTTATCTATTTCGTCAAGCTGTATGACAAGCTGCGCGGGTCTCCATATGCAACCCCGATTGAAGGGAGCTTCGTAAACGCCTATGCCGACTTTACGTTGTCGGGCACGATAACGGCGAACGACTATGTCAGCCTTTCTTATTTGGGCGAGCATTTTACCCATCAAGTGTTTTTCGACGATACGCCGGTAAAGGTGGCTCAGGCGATTGTAGACGCTATTAATACATCGCCGATTTTGAAGGCGGAGTTACTTACGGGCACCAGCACAGTGCGGGTTTACTATACCGCCGGGGCTTCCGTTGCCGATAGTACGACCGGCGCAAATGGAAATCGGATCGGGATTTATTCCGATACCTCGGGGTCGGGAACCTTGGTGTGGGATTCGCCTGCGAAAACGCTGAGTGGAGGTGAGTCGCCCACCAAATGGAAGGTCACCTTGGACTTCAGCAGCGTAGTCGATCGGGATGGCAATTCCATTCCCTGGAGCAAAGTCCGCAAGCTGCGATGGACTTATGCTGCCGATCTGCAAGGCGGTTCGTATGCGCGCAGCGAATTCCAGGCGGCCGTGTCGAACTGGACGGTGACGGGTTCGGGCCGGACCTATTCGATTGCGGGTCCCGGCAGCTCTCGGCATGAAAACAGCGCGGCTGGAATGGTGTACCAAGGGTCGTGGAGCCGATCGCAAGGCAACTATTCGGGCGGGACGATTCAACTCACCCAAACGCCGGGCGATTCCGTGACGTGCACTTACCGGGCATCGCAGACGCACTTGCTTTACCTGGGGACCCGATACACTGCCAATGGCGCGACGCTTGCCCTTCTGGTTGATGGCGTGGCTCCAGCAGTCGCGTCACCGAGCCTTCTGATTCCGGGCGAGGACGTATTGATTCGGTTGCCCGTGGGCGAGTATGGGGCCGGGCCTCATACGATTCAAGTCACCCACAACGGTGCCTCGGGGACGGATTTTTATTTTGACTTTCTGGAAGCTGTGGTGCCGTCCACCAGTATTCCTTCTTTTGATGCCAAGCCCACGATGACTCTGGCAACCGACTGGGATACTAATCATTCCCTTGGGCTTGCACCGGAAAGAACTGCTTGGTTAGTGAATCAACTGGGATTCACGGGACGCGCCAATCATTATGTAGGTGCTCTCTGGTTCTATGAGCTGCTTTCCGCGGGTCAGGTCTACGCGTCGGCAACCATCGCGTTCAGCGGTACGCCCGCGCCCAATTCGATTGTGACCGTCGAACTGGGGAAGGATGGACAACCTAGCGATCAAGACGCCGTTCTAACGAAACTGATTCATATGGGAGACACTACGGAAACGCTGGCGATTGCCTTTGCTCAGGAACTGAACCGGGGATACACGTCGGTCTGGGCAAACGTTTCGGGCAGCGTGGTGACAGTCTATTCCCGTTCGATGGGGCTGGACGGAAATCATCTTACGCTTGCGGCTCCCGATCCTCCTGCTGGTCTTACGGTGACGCTACCCGGCCATTTCTCGGGGGGTGTGGACGGGGTGTGGCTCACAGACTTGACGGCCGTCCCACGTCTGAATCGAGCAGTTCGAGATTGGACTTTAAGCTATTTGACTGCCCTTCACGGATACGGGATTGACGCGGCATGCGCCTTTAGTATGGAACTAGGCAACGGCGACCCATCGTCGACCGCGGGCATTGCGCAGAGGGGTCCGTTGGGTGACCCGGTCCTGCTGCCTACACCGTCGCTACAGACGAACTTCTCTCCTACGAGTCTGGCTTACTGGCAGGATGTGTATCTTGAGATGGCGGCTCTTCAAGCGAGCGCCGGCATGGTTCCGTTTCTTCAGTTTGGAGAAGTCCAATGGTGGTATTTCACATCGGACAACCTTCCCACGCCTGTTCACGATTATCACGGGATGCCGTTTTACGATAGTTGGACAACTGCACAGTTTCTGTCGGAAAACGGATACGCGCTTCCAGTCTTCTCGACTAACGATTCGAACCCCGCTAGTTTCACTGCCGAAGTTTCCTTTCTATCCGGCTTGGTGGGATCGTTTACGGATGCAGTCATGAGCTTTGTCCGAACTACATATTCAATTTGTCGTTTTGAGGTGCTCTATCCGACCGACGTTAATCGAACAGCGTTCGACAAAGCTATCAATTTCCCAGCCGCGTCCTGGACGCCATCAGCTCTGGCGGTTCTGAAGACGGAATGCTTTGGGTTCACATCTGGACGCGATCTGGATAGTGCGGAAGATTCGATCGATTTCGGCGCGGCTTATGGCTTTCCGGCATCTCAAAGCAGCCATCTGGTGGGGATCAGCGATCCTACAACCACCTGGGTGAAAGAGGTGCTGACCGCCGAAGGAAAGCGCTTGGAAAGCGTGGTTCTCTTTGCCTTGGATCAATTCTGTCTGGTTGGCTATGGCCTGCCTTTGCCACAATTATTGCGGCGATGTGTTGAGCTGACAAACTGA